GCAGCATTCAGGGCCGGACCGGGGGCGCCGGTCGAATGCCTGGCGTTCCCCGGTAAGGCGTTGAGTTCGGCCAGCAGGCGCCGGACTCCGGCTTCCATGTCAGCAATCTCGCCCTTGGAAGCCCCGAACAGCCCGAATTCCCATGACGGCCCCCCGGCCCGCGCACGATCGAAACGGGCCTGCGCCTCAGTCACCTCGTCATATTTCCTGGCGATCTGCTCATTGATTCCGCCGTAGTCGTCCGGGGACAGCGCCCAGCGAACGCCTTTTGCCACCCAGGCCGCGGTTTGCCCGGCCTCCCTGACAATGCGCGCCCCCGACACCCGGTCGAGAAATTCATCCCAGGCATTGCGCATCTCGTGCAGCGCCTGACTCCATTCAGAGCGGCTGTTCTTGGCTGCGTCCCGGACCCGGCCGGAGAGCGCGGCCATGCCGACCCCGAAGGCACCGACGGCGTCATTGGCAGCCCTCATTCCCTCCAGGGTCTCGATCTGGGACCGCTTGAGGAAATGCAGCTCCTCATCCAGCTTGAGCACCCCGGCAGCACCGGCGCCGAAGGCCTGGCCCAGCTTGTCGACCGCGGCCGGAATCTCGCTGCCATAAGCGGCCGCGAAATCCGGCGCCAGGGTCATCAGGTCGTGCATCTGCTCTCCGGCGGCAAACCGGCCGGACCGGATCAGCGATTGCACGCCCTGGAGCGCTTCGGCCCGACTGCCACCCACCCGGGCGCTGGCGATCACGGTTTCGTGCAGCCCCTCGGCGGTCAGGCCCGGTGCCGCCGCCATCGCCTTCAGGGTCACCGACAGGGCGCGGGTTTCCGCCGCCGCTTCCGCCGCCCGTGCCCCCACCACCGCCAGCGCCGCCCCCACCGCCAGGATCGGCACCGCCAGCGCCAAAGCCTTGCCGGCGACATCCAGCAGCACCGGCGCGGTCTGGGTGCCCTGGACTATCAGCACCTCCATCGCCGACTGACCCGCCGCCAGACTCTGGATCGTGTTGATGGCGCCCGAGCGCAGAATTTCCTGGTTCCGGAATGCGAAAGAAGCGGAGTGTCCGTTCCGTTGATAGGCTGCTGCCTGTTCATCCAAGGCTTGGCTCAGACGGGCGTGGGTCGCGGGATCGATCTTGTCGGCGGCCCGCGCGGCATTGAGCGCGGCCTGATCGTCGGCCACCCGGCGCAGTGCGGCGCCGGCCGGGTCCAGCCGGTCGACCAGGGTCTGGAGCGCCTCCGCCTCCTTCCGTTCATGCACGATCTGCGGGTCGCGCGCTGCAGTATAAGCTTCGATCAGGCGGGTCGCTTCGGCTTCCGAGGCGTTGGTCTTGATGAGGATTTCTCTGACGTGATCGAGCTGGGCGGCAAATTTGGCTTCAGCAGCACCGGCAAGCTCCAGGGATGCGGAAATCCTGGTTATTTCATCCCGTGCGTTTGCCAGAGCCTTTGCTTCCGCCTCGGCTTCCCGCCCCACTTCCATGAACACGGAAGCCGAGACGGCGGCGGAACCTTTGATTTCTGCTGGATCCTTGATTCTCAGCAGATTATTGTAATTCAGCTGGGCCGTCTCGGCGTGCTGGCGGGTACGCTCGGCGGCGATCTCCCGTTCGGCATTGCTCAATTGGCGGGTCGAGGCGGTAACCCGGTCGATCTCGGCCGACAGCCGTTCCATCCAGGCGGTATGCTCCTCGCCGGTCAGCTTCCCGGCGGTGAGCAGGGTATCCAGGGCCTCGGCTTCGGCGTTCAGTTTCTGATAGGCGCCCGCCAGCGGGTCCAGGCGGTTGCGCAAACCATCGAAGGTCCGGGCCGCCTGGTCGGCCACGCTGCCCTGGTCGGCCATGGCCTTGGCGTTTGAGGCGGTAACCCGGTCGATCTCGGCCGACAGCCGTTCCATCCAGGCGGTATACTCCTCGCCGGTCAGCTTCCCGGCGGTGAGCAGGGTATCCAGGGCCTCGGCTTCGGCGTTCAGTTTCTGATAGGCGCCCGCCAGCGGGTCCAGGCGGTTGCGCAAACCATTGAAGGTCCGGGCCGCCTGGTCGACCACGCTGCCCTGGTCGGCCATGGCCTTGGCGTTTTCAGCCACCGCCCGAGAACTCTGCTGCAACGCCCGCCACTGTTGCTCCAGGCCCTGGCGCTGTTCAATCAGGGCGCGGGTATGGGCTTCGGCGGAGACCGCGCCGGTCCGGTAGCGCTCGCTCAACGCTGCGGTTTCCGCTGCCGATTTCCGGACCGCCTCGGCGAACAGTTGGGATTCGCTCGCCCCCAGGCCGAATTTGGTGCCGATGTCCGAGATGGTGCGGATCGCCTGTTCGGCGGCGGCATCGAAGTTGCGCGTGAAGCCATCGACCTGACGCAGGGACTTCTCGAAGCCCTGCATGCTGCGGGCGGTGTCGTCGGTGCCGGCGCGCAGCTTGTCCCAGGCCGACAGCGCCTGCCCCGGCATCTTCGAAAGTTTGACCCCCACTCCTTCGGCGGTGGTGCCGAGCTGCGTGAGGGCGCCGTCCTGGCGCGCCGCGGCGCTATCCAGGGTCTCGGCGGCCTTGTCGGCCGCCGCCGCCACCTGATCGAAGGCGCGTTCGACCTGCGCCGCCCCGACCTCGGCCTCGCGGCCGTCGATGGTGACTTGATGGAGGAGATTATGGGTTTCGATGGCCATGGGAATCGGGGAAGCGGAAGTGATCCGGACCGGCTATGCCGGCCGGTCCGGGTCGCTCTTGCGGGGGATCGCTTTCAGGTACTCGTCATCGATTACCCGGAGGAGCCGCAGGGAGAACCGCAACTCCGCCGGGTCCACGACCTCTTCCACCTCCTTGAGGTAGGAGAGGATCGCGTGGGAGGGAATGGCACCCGCGGTCAGTCCGACCGGCCGGTCGGACGACATCAGGGCGAACATCTGCCAGTATTTGACCAGACCCGGGTTGAGGGCGGGCGGATCGGCGAGGTCCGCCGGCAGCGGCTCGCCGTCCTCCAGGTACGCCCGGCCGATCTCCTCCGCGCGCCGGCCCCAGGTGAACTGCCAGCGCGCGAATGCCCTCAGTTTTCCGCGGCGGCGGTCTCGCTGGCCGCAGAGAAGCCGCTTTCGTCCATGGCGATGCTCAGCAGGCGCGAGCGCAGGGCCTTGAACCGGGGCTGGGCCAGCAAATGCGCCAGTCGCTGCTGATCTTCCGCCTTGGTCAATTCAAAGGACAGCGGAGATCCCTTGTCGGTGAAACCTTCGAACCGGCCGATCAGTCCCTGAGCCAGCCATTCGGCATTGATGCGAGCCATCACGTCGTCCGGGATCTCGCGCCAGCCGAGGTAATTCTTCATCAGCCGATCCCGGACCTTGGCCCCCCTTTTGGAACCGGCGGCCCGAATGGTCACCGAGCAGCCGTCGCCGAGCGGGATTTCCCGGCCCTCTTCGTACTGGGCGGGATCGATCGCGAAGTCGTTCAAATCCATGGTGTCACTCCTGCAGGATCAAGCCGCCCTCGGGCGGCGGGGAAAAATCGGAAGTGGGGGATCAGGGGGCCGGGAAACGGTCGAGCTGCATGGTGCAGCCGGTGACCGGATCGGGGTCGGCGCCGAATTCGAACTGCGCCATCACCGAATCGTTCTGGCCCCGGCCGGTGATGGTGGCCTTGCCCAGCACCACGACCGGGAAGCTGACGATGATGGCGTTGCCCGCCTCGTCGACCACCCGGTAGGACAAATGGATGCCGGTTTCGGCCTTGTAACGGTCATAGAGCGCGAAGCTGTCGAAATAGGCTTCGAGGCTGCCGGAGACCGTGAACTGGCCCCGGACCATGCCCTGGGCCCGCAGCGCCTCCTGCTCGTCATCGCTATAGGCGAATTGGGCCTTGGCCCCCTCCTTGGTGAAGGTGGCCTGGACGCTGGTGATCTTGGCCGGGAGCGCGCCGCCGTCGAGCCGGACCGACTTCATGTTGGTGGCAGTGGAAATCACCCGGTTGGTGGGGGCGGCGAGGAAGCCGCTGCCGAGCGCCGCCGCCGCCTTTTCCTCGCTCTTGCACAGGGCGTCGAGGGTGCCGGAGAAGAACTCGCCGCGCTTGGCGTTGATCTGGCCGCCGGTGAAATAGGTGCCGGGATAGGCGAACCCCAGCGCCGCCCCCAGCCGCTTCTGGATCGTGAACGAAGTGAAGGTGGCGCCGTTGCGCAGCAGCGCGCCGCGGAGCGCCACCGCCGCCCCGGCCGGGGTTTCGTCCACCAGCACCACCCCCGACACCGTCAGCGCGTCGCCGGCCTTGGCGGTGACCAGCAGGAACATCCGGGCCGGGTTGAGGGTGCAGCCGCGCACCTCGATCCACTGGCCGAGCGCCACCGCCGCAAACTTGCCGGCGGTGGTGCTGGTGGCCGGCGCCCACGAAGGCGATGTCGCCGGCAGCACCGTTGATGGCCAGCGGCGCGCTCCAGGCGCCGTTGAACGCCCCGGCCAAGAGGGCATCGGTGTTGCCGAACGAGATGCCGAATTCCAGCCGGCCGGAAGCCTTGACGTCCTGGGTGGTTGCCGGCGCCGCCTGTCCGTCCGACCGCAGCTCGGGCGGGCGGGAGCGGGTCTTGCTCTCGGCAAAGCCCTCGCTGTTGACCCGGAAGCGCTGGTAATCGCCGGCGGGACTTTCGCCCCAAACCGCCTCTTCGGCGAAGCTCATCTCCAGGTCGTTGGTGTCCGCACCCGCCTGATAGCCGGTGGTGGCCATGGTCTGTACTCCTCAATGAAAAGGGCCCGCCGCGGCGAGCCCCGATGTCAACCCGAACCGATGATCCCGAACCGCTGGGCCGGACTCAGCCGAGCCACTGAAACCGGTAGCCGATGCCGAAACTCAGCCCCCACCAGGGGCCGGGCACCCCGGCCGGCTCGCGTTCGCCGGCCACGCCGTCCAGCCGTTCCTGACATTCCACTCCGTCAATGCTCCGGCCGAGGAACAGCGCCGCCACCTGCTCGCCGAGCTGCTCCGCCGCATCCGCCCCGATCCCCTGGGGCACGTAGACGTCGACCATGAAGGCGCCGGTCTCCCGCCACAGCGGATGGTCGGGCTCGCCGATGTCCTGGCGTTCGGTGCGGCTGCCGGGGAAACGCAGCTCGAACCACGGACGCCCCCCGGGCTGGAAATCGCTGTTGGCCTCCCGGATCGCCGCCGCCGCCGGGTCCCAGTGGGCCGCCAGATGGCCGCGGACCGCGGCCTTGACCGATGCGCTGCTCATAAGCCACCGAAATCGTCTTTGGGGATGAGGGTGATCGAGGGATAGCGGATATCCGGATCGTGGCCGGCCTTGCCCGGCACCACCACGCCATCGATCATCGGCAAATAGGTGAAGACCACGTCGACGATCCCGCCGTATTTGCCGCGCACGATCCGCGACACGGTCTCGTAGACCCCGTTCGGCGCCTGTTTGGAATGGCCGCGCTCCAGCATCCGGGCGTAGGGCAACAGATTGACGAAGGTCACCTCATCGTCCGGCTGCAGCACCAGCGGCGGCTCGACCGCCCGGCGGTTAACCAGCAGCAGGTGGTTGTCCTTGAAGACGATGTCGTCCTTGCGCTTGCTTTCATCGACCGGCGACAGCCGCAGCAGCTCCTGGAAGGTGAAATCCACCGCCGCCTCGTGGACCGCGAACAGGTGGACCACGATGCCGTTGGCCCGCACCGCCGACAGCGGCACCCCCTCCCGGCCGTCGACCAGGGTGGTGCAGCGGACGTCGTGCCCGACCGCCCGCCGGTTGATCGCCGCCGCCTTGTCCCGCCATTGCTCGGCCAGATCGATCAGGAGCTGCTGGCGGGCCGGTCCGGAAACCCGGCTCTTGGCCAGATCGATCGCGGCGTGGAACGCCGTGAGCCGGGTCCGGGCGGTCATCGGCGCACCTGCACATCCCAGGCCAGCGGGGTGGCGCCCTGGTAGAGGGCGGTGGCGGACTGGACCTGCCAGGAGGCGCCTTCGAAGATCACGCTGTCGCCGGGCTTGGGGGTGTCGGGGCAACCGGCGGCTTGCAGGGCGGCCTGCATCAGCACCAGCCGGCGATCGCCGGTCTGGACCCCGCCCATGATCTCGCGAGCCTGATAGTCGGAGAGTGCCGCGATCACCGTGACCTCGCGCTGACAGGCCAGGGTCACCGGAGCGCCGATGGCCGCATCCCGGGCCAGCGGCGGATCGATGGTGACGGCGAAGCGGTTGGCCTGGGCGGTGGCGTCGGCACGCAGGGTATAGGTCGTGACATCCCCCAAGAGGGTCAGCCGGTCGCCGGCCAGCAGCCGGCCGACCGCGAAGCTGGCGCCGAGCGTCAGCGTGTTCGCCCCAGCAAGCGCGGGATCGAGCAGGCCGAACGGCCCACCCCGGGGCGGGGCTTGGGTGGCACCAGCGCCGATCACGCTGCGATAGCGCATCGGTGCGCCCCAGGCGGTTTCCAGGCTCCACTGCAGGGCCTGGGAATCCCGCTCGACCGGCTGGGCGGCTTCGAGGGTGAAGGTTTCCGCCCCCACCGCCAGCACCGCCCCGGCAGCCGGCGCCGGCAGCTCGCGCCGCCGGACCAGAAAGCGCAACCGCTCCAGCCACAC